TTCGAGCCAGGCTGCCACAGACCCCACCGACAACCTGATCCTCGTGAGGATGGACACCCAGGAACAGGACCAGGCCGGCTTCGCGGATTGGGAACGCCTGATCGCCGCCAAGTTCCCTGACGGTGCCGTCGTCATCGTCGGGCATGGCAACGAGGCCCTTGGGGAGTGGGCCATTTTCCCCACCCCCGGCGTCAACCCCTTTGACCTCCCCTTCGCCGGCTGTCCGTTGCCTGAAGAGTGGCTGTGCAAGTGCATCCGCCACGACTATGGCCCCGACCTTCCCATCGTGATCCTTAGCTGTAACCCCGGCCACGACCTGATCACCGATGTCCCCAATGTCTACCAGGCCACTGACTCCATCTGGATCACGCCGGATGCTGACACCGACCCGGTGTCTCTATACCTGCGTCATCTGCTCGATCCCAAAATTGTTGGCAGCCTCGCCCAGTTCCAGTGCTACTTCCGGGGGTACAAATGAGCGACCCCTTCATCTATGTGATCTTCGCCGTCCCCGTAACCGGATTGATCTTCGGCCTGTGGGTGGCGTGGCACATGCGGAAAGACCGGCTGCACGAGGAGCGGATGTTCCGCTTCCGGTGCTGGGCCCGCGGCCAGGAATACATTGGGCCGGACACGCTGCGTCGTCGTGGTGATGTGTGGAAAGAAAAAGAAAACAAGTAGGAGTACGCTATGGGTCAGAATAACATGAAGAAGGGTGAGACGGTCGAGGCCGTGCAACACATTGCCGCGAATCAGCAAATCCTCGCTCCGTTGGTGGACTCAAACCAAAATGCCCGGTTGGTGCAGTCTTATGAGCGGTTCATCCTGGATTCAGTGACATGGTCCACAGATAACGATTATTCGGCGGCATTGCTGATCAGAGCCGGCACCGGGGCGGGTGCAGTGTTGTGGCAGGTTGGTGCCCTCGATGGTGCCACTTCGCCGGACTCATTCCAGAACCTCTTTGCAGAATTCCCGGGCGAGGGCATTGTGTTTCCGGTCGGCCTCGGCCCGTTTTTCGAGGGTATAAACGCTGATCAAACGGTCGTCATCACCGGGCGTATTGTCACCGGCACCTCCCAGGGCGTGCGGGCTGGATACAAGGAACTGTTGACCCCGGGTGGAAATCAATCGGGACAGTAGTATGGCAGACCCAGCACATAACAGTAAACCCCCCACACGTCCGCCCGTCGTGAAGCAGGCTGATTCCCTGCGTGCGATCGGTGCCGAGATATTCGGCGAAGATGACCAGGGCCGGCCGATCACCAGGAAAGAGAAATTAGATCGGATTCTGTGGCAGGAGGCGATCGGGTGGACAGAGCAGACCAGGGACGCCAACGGGTCCCTGCGTCAGGTAGTTCACCCGCCCAATATCGCCGTCGCCCTGAAGCTGAAAGAACAGCTTGATGGCAAGGCGGCGGTTGCGACGGAGGTTGCCCCGACCGGCCCCTCGGTGGCGGCACGGGTGAGAGCACTGGCGGTTGACAGACTGAACGCACTGGCCCTGAAGAGAGTGGAGCAGAGCTAATTCCAAACCTGTTCAGCATCAAACCCGACGTGAAAGAACCAGTCGTTCAGGACTCCTGGACTGATCCCGCCACCGGTTTGACTGTGCCGCTTGAGCCTGATCAAAACCTCCTGTGGCGTGCCGATATTCTTGAAGCAGCCGAGAAAGACCCCGCGTTGCAGACTGATCTCTACACGGCATGCAGCCAGAGCATCGAGTTCTGGATTCTCGCGTTCGCCTGGACAGTTGCGGTATTCTCCTCGGATGAGGACGGCAAAGCCGAGCAGGCCGAGGCCCCGTTGGTCCCATTTGTCCTGTATCCCCGGCAGCTTGAGTTGGTCGAGAAGCTGTACGATTGTGTGGATGGCGGCAGTGAACTCCTGATCCAAAAATCTCGTGACACTGGGGCGTCGTGGACTTGTCTGGTCGTGTTGGCCTGGTTCTTCCTGTTCCGCCGGAATCAGTCGTTCCTCCTCCTGTCACGCAAGGAAGACGCTGTTGATCAGTTGTCCGGCCTGGTGAACAACTACCCAGCCAACGTGACCTCAGATGCCGGCACCCTGTTCGGGAAAATAGATGTGGTGCTTTCCCGACTGCCTGAATGGATGCGGCCCAAGTGCTCACGTAAAAAACTCCACCTCGTCAATCAGACGAATGGAAGTCGTATCGACGGGGAGTCCGCTAACGCGACGGCGGGTACGTCTGACCGCCGCACGGCCCTGTTCATGGACGAATTTTCCAAGGTACTTGAAGCGGAATCCATCAAACGATCAACCCGCGATGTGACGGCCTGTCGCATCGTGGTCAGCACGCCCAACGGTGCTGGTACTACTTTCTCGAAGTGGGCACAGTCTGGTACGATTGAGGTGGCCGACCTAATGTGGTATCACATACCGGCCAAGGCACGCGGGCTATACGTCAAGCAAGATGAACTGGGACGGTATCAAATTCGTTCCCCCTGGTACGACCACCAGTGTGAGACTCGAAGCCCCAAGGAAGTAGCAATCGAAATTGACTGTGACCATGCGAACTCAGGTGATCTGTTCTTTGAACAGCATATCATCGCCCAGCACCGCCAGTTGTTTGGGCGTCCTCATAGAGCAACCAGGTCCATTGAGTTTAAGAAAACGCTGACGGATCAGCAGATAGTCTCCGCGATCCGGTCTGCTGATCTTGGGTCCGTCACGTCAACAGGGCACGGACCCTGGAAGCTGTGGTGCAATCTGACCGGGGACCGCCCAGACCAGAACCGAACCTATGTGTTCGCCGTGGATATCAGTAAGGGCCAGGGGGCATCGAACAGCGTTATCGCGGTTGCCTGTCAAGAGACGCACGAGAAAGTCGCGGAATACGCCGACCCGAATGTGCCGCCGTACCAGCTTGCGAAGATCGTCGCCGCCGCCGCATTGTGGTTTGGTGGAAAGGACAAACGGGGCCTGGTGATCTTCGAGCGAAACGGCGACCCTGGGATTGAGTTTGGTCGCACATTCGTCCACGATCTAAGGTATCCCAACTTGTACTTCGACCGGCAGCACGGAACCCAGCGGCAACGAGTCGGGAAGCGGTATGGGTTCCATAGCAACACGGACAAGAAAGCTGAAACCCTCGGCGTCTTGAGGAGAGCGTATGCGACTGGCAAGTACATCAACCATTCAGTTGCCGCGTTGGAAGAAACCCTGCTATATATTTCTTACGACGGTGGAGGAGTGGGGCCGGCGGCTTTGGTCAACGAGCCGGATGCCGCCAGGAAAGCACACGGGGATCGGGTGATCGCGGATATGTTGTTGTGCTGGGTCATGGATAATGAGGGTCACGGGGTTCGAGCGGCGAAGTCCACGTCTCCAGAACGGTGCTTTGGCAAGCGGTTTGAGATGTTTAAACGTGCCCGCAAGGAAGCTGAAGGTCCCCCGAGGATCGGGCAGAGGGTTCATTTTGCACAGGAGGTCGCGTGAGTTTTTTAGATGAAATCAGCCCAAACGATTTGCAGCAACAGGTCCAACGGGGCCAGAAGCGGCTCTCATCCTTCAGGGCGGCGAGGATGCACTGCATCAAAGAGTATGTCGGTCAATACTACGACTCGACCTCCAGCCAAGTCGGTACAAGACCGCTCAACCTTATCTGGAATGCCATTCGCGTCCTGGTGCCTAATTTGGTTTTGGACTTCCCCAAGCATACGATCGAGACGCCCTACCTCGCGGTGCGACAGTATGCCAACCTTCTCGGACTTGCTCTGGATCAGCACGACAAGAAAATCAACATCCGCGACACGTATCGTCGGGTGATCGTGGACGCGATCTTTGCCCTTGGGATTATGAAAACGGGCCTCGCCCAGTCCGACAGCGTGTACGTGTTTGATGACCAGATGGGGCAGAACTCGGTGGACAATGGGACGGTGTACACCGAAGCAGTGGACTTTGATAACTGGGTGGTAGACCCAGCCAGTAAAGAGTTCATGTTTAAAGATGCGACCTGGATGGGTGATCGCATCACGATCCCGCGTCAGATGTTGCTTGATAGCGGACTTTACAATAACGACCTCGTGGAACGTCTCCCTCGGGCCGGCGATAAGACCAGCAACTCCCGTGCGTCCGATATTTCTATGAAGAATATTGAGCCGGAGGAGAACTATGATCTACAGGACGAGGTTGAAGTCTACGAGATTTGGGTCCCTTCGGCAAATGCGATTGTCACGGTTCCTGCGGCGAAGGAGGTTAAGTTTGATGATTACCTTCGGGTGGCGGACTATTACGGCGTCAAGGAAGGTCCATACACTCTCCTCTCGTTCTCTCCCCCAGTACCGGGAAATCCTCTCCCGGTGCCGATGGTTGGCATTTGGTATGACCTCCACGTATTGGCCAATCGAATGGCCAAAAAGATCGTGGAACAGGCAGAGCGGCAGAAGGACATTGTCACGTACAAACGGACCTCTGCTGATGATGCAGAGAGCATCAAAGATGCCGGGGATGGAGAAGCCGTCGCTCTGGATGACATTGACGGCGTGAAGACAATTAGTTTTGGTGGGCAGCAGAACAGCAACGAGAACCACCTCAATGCGTTAGAGCAGTGGTTCAACCAGATGGCGGCAAATCCGAACCAGGTGGGTGGGCAGAACATTGAGGCCAAGTCGGCCACTGCGGCGAACATCCTTCAAGCCAACAGCGGGATCGGTCTTGAAGATTGCAAGGACGCAGTGTACATCGCCGCCGCGTCAGAGGCGAGAAAGAGAGCCTGGTACTTCCATGAAGACCCGCTTATGAATGTGCCGCTGACGCAGCGCCAGATGCAACCTGGCGGCATACAGATCGGTCCAGGAGGGGTCCCCTGGATGCAGCCTCCCACCATGCAAGATGTTCAGGTGATCTTGACTCCTGAGCAGAAGGCCGGCAACTACATCGACTTCGTGTTCAGCATTCAACCTGAGTCAATGGGGCGGGTGGACAGCAAGGTTCGGCTTCAACAGGAAATGCAATTCTGTCAGGTTGTGCTTCCTGCCGTGATGGCTGCGGCTCAGGTCGGTATGTCGATGGGTATGCCACTTAACGCACAAGCGTTGCTTATACGCATGGCAAAAGACCTTGGAATTACCTGGCTTGATGAGGTTTTGTATGATCCTGCATTTCAGCAGCAGATGGCACAGCAGTTACAACTCGGGATGGGAGCGATGGGGCAAAACGGTCCCCAGAAAGGACAGGCTCCAGGACAGCCGAATTCTGGTTTAATGAATGGCGTTTTACAGAATGGTCAACCAGGACAGGTAGGTGGGCAGCCCCCCAGTCCCCAGATGCAGCAAAATCAGGGTGCCCAGGCTGGTGCGGAAGACAGCCAACGGTTTATCGGTCGAGCGATGAACGCCGCCCTGAAACCGGCCCCACAGTCTAACGTGGCCCAACTACCATGACAGATACACACAAATGGCGAAAAGAAAACCCCGAGGCTGCCCGAGTCGCCGCTCGTGCCTATGAGGCCCGAAATGCCGAGCGGCTTAAGCAACAGCGACTTGATCGGGTGGAAGCCAAACACGCGATCGTAGATGCGGTCAGAGCCGCCGGATGTTCACGATGCCCGGAGAAAGACCCAGATTGTTTGGACTTTCACCATCGCGATCCGGCGACAAAAACAAACAGCCTCGCCAAATTGATAAACGGGGTCCGGAGACTTTCTGTACTAATGGAGGAAATCGCAAAGTGCGACGTACTCTGTGCAAATTGCCACCGTAAACTTCATGCTCGGGAACGCCGAGAGAAAGGCCCAAGCGGGCCACCAACTTTACCCTAGGAGAATCCAATGTCCAAAGCAAGTGATATTTCTGGTTCGGGTGAGAACAGCAACCCTGACGCCAAGTACCAAATCCAGTCAGATGCGGATGCTTTGCAGCGTCATGCTGAGATCACCAGTGATCCGAAGCGGCATTCCTCGGCCCACGCCGAACTCCAGAAGCGAGTGGCTGATTCCCGGCACGCTGTTCACTCGTCGAAGAAGTCGATGACCAGCAAGGTGAAGGCGGGCCTGGCGAAGGCGTTCTCCCCGGAGAACGGCCAGGAGAAGAACCCCACGCCGACGAAGAAAGCTGGCGGTGCTCAGGCTCTTGCGAAAACACTTCCTGAGTCTGAGGGTGCCCTTACCAACGGATAGGAGGTTCCCGTGGCAGATGATTCCCTCGACAAGTACCAGGTCACCGCCGATGCGGACGCCCTACAGCAGCACGCCCAGATCACTGCTGATCCTGATCGCCACGCTGCGGCCCATCAGGAACTTCAGAACCGGGCGACCCAGGCCAAGCAGGCAGTCGGCTCGTCCAAGAAATCCATGAGCAGCAAGGTGAAGAAGGGCCTCGGCAAGGCGTTTCCCTCTGCTGGTTCTACGCCGTTCGAGAAAAGTTCCGGCAACCAAAAGACGCCGTTCGACGCCGCGTCAGAAGGAAAATAATGTCGTTTAAAAGCGAGAGTCAGCGTCGGTGGATGCACGC